GCCGTCGAACCGCTCGAGGTTCACATTAAGTGTGGGCCGATTTTAAATCTTTATCACACAATTCTAGCAGACTAATAGTTCTCTCATCATGCTCATCCACAGCCGTGGTAGCTCATGATGTAAAACATGTCAACTTGTCTTAACCCGACCAAGGTGATATTTTTCGAGCTTCAAACTCGCCCGACCATAAAATAACTACGATCTCCGATGACCTTGTGGGCCCAGGCGCTGATAGGATTCATTGCTGTATCAAAACCGGATTGACGCAAGTCTGGTTTTAAAATCTTGTTTTGAGTTTCTAATTGTAGTCAGATCGATAAGGATGATCTGAGTCCATATATGGAACTTGTTTAGTTATGATAGTGTACAAGAAATCTTCATACTCTTGATCACTCATATCATATCTGGTACGGTGGGTATCTTTCATATCTATAGTGACGGCAGCCATATTTTCGACGTATCTAGGAGTAACCTGAAAATCATCATCGAAAGCAAACTGTTCGTACATTAAGAACGAAGAATTGACTGTAGAACCGTATTGACTATACGTGTCGACGAATAATCTAAGAGGTTCTGGCAATAGAAATTTCTCTAAAGCAAGAGCGTAATCTCCCAATAATTTTAAAGACAATTTATCCGAATGTACACCTGGGTACAAATCGGTGAGTAGTCTCTTACTCTTAAACATTTTAAGTAATCTACTAGGAAGTGGATACCAATAACCATTCGCAAAAGATCCTTTTAAAAAGGACGTATCTTGTAGGTCGTTGTAAACGTTCAATTTTATCTTCAAACCAAATAGGGCAAATCTCTCAGGAATCGATATGTCATTCGACATACGTAGGACGGTTATCCAAGTTATAGCATTAACTAAACTGTTGCCTAAAGTTGTGTTTATACCACCTGAATTTCTCAATCCAAATGGTCGTTTTACTATTCCTTTCAAACCAGATTTCTCGTGTTCAAAAGTTATAGGAACGGTGAACATACTTCTAGCGAAACGTATTTTTTCACTAGGCATGCCAGCAACTTTATAAGCTAACAGCTCGGTCGCATCTAACAACGATAACGTCTGACTGTTATCGAATGATGAAAAATCACCCTCATAATAACTAGTTAATGTACCGTTGTTCTTAATAACCAAACTATCATCCCCGAAAACTAATACGATATAGTAATTACTATATGGTATCTCTTCAGCCATGACCCATTTTCTCAATCTACTGTGTGTCATGCCAGAGGCATAGACCGCATAGTAGGCTGTTCCATTCTCCACAAAATGCAAACCAATATTGTCACTGACCTGTTTCCAAGCAGTATTCATGGTATGTATTTCAGCTCCAATTGATACATTATCAAGAGGATCTACGTTAATGATACTTCTAGGTGCTTTATCTTTTCTATCGTAGCCATCAAACTTACACAACGCTTCATAACTGTTCGCCACACAAACTCTATATAGCCATTTACTGTCTTCCAGAGAACAGTCAATCTTCTTTAAAGAGTTTAAAATCCTATTTCTAGGATGTGCTTGCATGGAGTTAATCCAATCAACGGTGTTGATTGGGATGACAGTGTTGTACAATTCAGTAAATAAACGTTCTCCGGTGTCACTCAAATAAGAATGATATTTTT